GCTGTTATTGCTGAATTTGCTGATGCTGCGGCTCGCAATGTATCACCGTTGGCTAATACAATTTTTTCCATATCAACAACAAAAGTATCATTACTTTGTATTTGAACACTTTTGTAAATTTGTACGTCACTGTTAATTGTTGTTGTACCGCTAGGCACTGCATATAAATCAAATGTTTTAGCAGTAGCATCTGTGTTGCAAAAGTACATAACTGATACTACAGTATTGCCTGAACTGACATATACGTTTGATACCACTGTTGTTAATAAGGTGTTAGAAATTGCCATTGTGTTAATCCTATAATAGTATTGAAAAAGCAAATGCTCGCTTTTTCGTAATTAGTTCTTCGTTAACGGCTTCACCATTAACAACATATACTCCACTTGCACCAGCGCCAGGAGTTGCTGCATATACTACAGTAGCGCCAGCGACTGCTGTTGGTGCAACTGCGGTATTATTAATTTGTATATTACCACCAAATTTTACATTTCCTACGTTTGCTAAAATTGTATAGCCATTAGTATTTAAATTGCCACCAAGTGCAGGAGCTAAATCATCTATTAATATTGTGCTACCACTGGTTGACGATGTTATAACTGAGTAAGTCGATCCATCATTGGTCAACTCCCATTTGTTAATTGACTCATTCCAGCGTAACGCAACGTTGGCTAATGAGCCACGAGCAACAGCAATACCAGCAGTACCTAATGTAACGCCAGCGCCTGTTTCACCATCATTGAGAACAATAACATTATCTTTTAACGTAGTGTTAGTTGTTTCGATTGCAGTTTGTGAACCTTGTACTGTTAAATTGCCTGTGATGATAACATCTGTGGTGTCAATTGTGTACGAGGTGTTAAGTTTTTTAACAGCGGCCATTTAAATATCCTAGTTTCTATTATTTATGCTAATTGTAGATAGTATAGTCAAAAAAATAACAGCCGAAGCTGTTATTTTAATTTATTACAATTAAGCGTTGGCTATTTGTACGATACCAAGTTCTGCAGCATCAAACGACCATTGTGCTGTTGAATTTGAAGCAAATTCAAATGAACCGTTCATTACTTTTTGTGTTAACAATGCTTTTTTGCTTGTTAATTTTGTAACCCAATATGTACTATCATTTGCATCAGTAGCAATAATTGTACCTTGACCAGCTGCTACTACTGCCGCAACTAAAGTCACAACGCCTGTACCTTGTGCTGTTTTAACTTTCATTCTGCGTGAACCTTTTTGTGCAACAATGTCACCGATAACTGATGAACTACCACCATCTGCTGTTGGAATCCAAGCTAGAATTTGAATTGCATTTTCTTGATTTGTTGATGAACCCGGAACGCCACCGGTATCAGTTGTTAAAACCGCTGTTTTAGAAGCATTACCAGTCATAGTAATTACAGGAGCTGTTACATAACCAGAACCTTTATTACTAACTGCAACAGCTAACACACCCCATGTAATTGCAATACGTAAATTGTTACCAGTGCCACCTGTTGTATACATTTCTGTAATTGTGCTGCCTGCGGCGCTAGCGTGAGTAGATCCGTTGTATGCTAGCACTGTGTAAGAACCGCCGGCAACTAGTTCAATAGTTGTGGCTGCTCCTCCGCCGTCTACACTCTTAATTCTAAAACTTGCACGAGTAGTATATGTACCGTCTACTGTTCCAGTGCCGCCTGCGGCAGAACCGTCACCAAGTGTTACTACTTCTTCATCAATATAGCTGCCGCCGCCGTTAGTAATACTAACTGACTTAACAATCATAGTGATTGCGCCTGCTGTTGCAGTTACACCACCTGGAAGTGTCGGTGCTGCAAATGTTGCTGTTGGTACTGCAATGTAGTTGTTGTTTGTGCCAGCAATAGTAACGCTAGCAATGCCTTGACCGCCTATGCCATCATCAGCTGTACCTGTTGTACCTATGTTTCTGTTACCAAAATATTTCTTATTTAACGGACGTCCCATTTGTTTTCTCCTTATATATTTAATTGTTTTACAATCTACGCGGTTGGGACCGCATAAACCCATTGTGGGCAGTATTGTATAAAGTTATTTATCTTAAATGATTTGGTTTGCCTTTATGTGTTTCAGTATGGCGTTTATACCATAATTCCGATTTAGGTTTTTTCATATGGTCAAATGTTTTACCTTTGAGAGTTGCTCTAATTTTTTCTTTAGTTTCTTCGGTTATCGGATGTTTTGTTCCGGTTCGAGCATGTGAAATTTTTTCTTTAGTTTCTGCTGAACGTTTAATTCCTGTAATTCCACCACTATTAATTCCATTTTCGATTACCATATTTGCCCATTCTGCCGATTCAACTATATTGTTTGTTTTAGAAAACTCAATGGCATGTTGTACTAATTCTGCTTCGTTATCAAAAAGTTGAACCCACACTGTAGTTATATACTTTCCGTGCTTTTTTAAATGAGATGTCCAATATTTGCCAGAACCATTATATTTAAGTGGATCTCTTATTGTTTTTCCGAAATATTTTAATCCAGTAATATTGTGTTGTTTAATATATAGCCAAGTTGGTTGAAAATAAATAGACATGCTGGCATTCCTTTAAAATGTTAGGGTAGTTGGATATCCCCATATCGCGAACTACACTATTATTTAGTAATTAGATTGACTTTGCTGTTTAATTAGCGTATAATCTAATTATTAAGGAAATAATATGAATGTACACGGCTCTAAACAACTATCGTTTCAAGATCGAAAAGCAATCTATAGAATCAAGCCAAGAGATCTTCGATACCACAGTAATAACTCTATAAATCAATATAAAAAGTTAATTTTATCAATGACCCGTAATGATTATATTGAATATGAAAAATTATTGCATACATGGGGAACACAGGGCAGGAAGAGGCAGATTATGTTCGATAAATGTATTGAACTTAATATTAGTGGACCTAAATTAGAATTAGCCCGTATACGAGTTAACGATTTATATGCTCATCAAAAAATAATGGGAGTAATCAGAAATAGATGGACTAAGATACACGATATTAAAAAGGAACAACTTAATGCAAATCCCGATAAGTTGTGGTGGAACATGGCACGAACTATTCAGAAACGTTGCGAAACTGAAGGATATGAATTGTACAGTGAGTGGCACGGATTAGAAGGGAGACAATTACTTGTTGATTTTTTAAAAAAATTATTTGATGATCAAAATGGATTATGTGCTATTTCTAGAGAATCGATTATTCTACAACATAGTACTAGAAAATCAAATTCAAATAAATGCTCACCGGATAGAAAAAATAGTAATAAAGGATATACGCCAGATAATATTTGGTTAGTTACTTGGTGGGTAAATGCTATGAAAATGGATATGTCATTAATTACTTTTTGGAAAAGAATAGATCAACTAGCTAAAATTAGAGAGTTAAACAAACACGGAAAAAGGAAACAATCATATAAGTAAGCCAACAAAAAAGCCCCTTACGGGGCTTTTTATTTTCATATCCTACTAAGAATAAATCTTATTGGAATGATAAGTTTGCTACAGTGATTTTTTCTAAGTAGTCAGCTGCATTACCAAGAGATGATGCAGTGTTACTTAATTCAACATAACCATAACGTGTCATAAAGCCCACTACTGGTTCAAAAGTAGCTGGATCTAACACAACGCCACTGCTCATTAATGGAACGTATGGGCAGTAGAACGCTGCTGCGTCTGATTCTGAAGAACCTTTGTAACCAACCAACACTGTGTCGTTTGAAGCGTATGTGTTAACATAGATCTTCATAGCACTATTTAAAGTACCAACGAATTTTGTGTTTGTAGGAGCTTCAAATGTACCTTCTGTACTACGAGCAAAAGCTGAAGTAGTTGCAGATTGTAACACTGTTAAAGCTGATGGACTTACAACAGCCCAGTTACCAGCGCCACGACGTGTACGTTGTGCAATTTTGTTAGCACTACGGTTGATTAAAACAGCTAAAGCAGCGTGTTCGTCACCAACGAATGTAGCAGTACCAGAAACAGTAGCTTGGTTGTAGTTGTCAGTTGCAGTAGAAGCTAAAGCTGCTAATGAACCTAAAACTTCTTGGTCAATTTCAACAGTAATTTCTTGAGCCAAAGCTGCCATAATTTCTGCTTCAACATCTAAACCGTGCATAGATTGTGCATCTTGCGCAGCTTCAAATGTCCAACGAGCAGACAATTTACGTGTTTTAGCTTCAACAACTTGTTTCAAGATTTGAACGTTGATACGGTTACCTGGAACACCTTCTAGTGAACTAGTTGATGCTGCAAGACCTGTTGACGTTTTGCTTGAGTAAGCTGTAGCAATGTTGAATGGTGAAAGTGCTTCACCGCCAGCAACTGCTGCATCACCACCGATTGAACCAGCGGCTTGTGAATCTGCATAACGCACACGTAGAGTGTGAATTTGTGCAACTGGACCAGTCATTGGTTGTACGCCAACGATTTCGTTAGCGATAACTGTTGGCATTACACGACGAATTACTGGAAGAATAACGCGATTTAGTGTAGCAACATTACCTACTGCTGTTGCACCAGCTGAAGCGTTTTCAACTAAGTGTTTACGTGTGTTTTCTAAGATTACGGACATTGTAGAACGTTTTGAACCTTGTAGACCTTCTAACAGGGCATCCTTAGTTTCGTTCCAACGGCCTTCTAATAGTTGGGTTGTCATTTCTTTATTTTCCTTTTATAAGTTTTTGTATTACTTTAGCCCTGCTAAACGTTTTAGTTCAACAACGTTGTTGTTGGTTTCTAAATTTACTGTTTTAGCAGATTTATCACCAGTTACTTCTACACGACTCTCAGCTAGTACAGACTTTTCAGCCTTCACTGGTGCTTGTGAGTTGTTTAAAACTGCTGGTAGATACTTGTCGTATGCAGATTGCAATTTTGCTGTTTGCACACCTTCGAGTAGGCTGGCCATTACGCCGGCTTTCTCTTTGTTTAATGTTTTTAGTAATCCATTAAGTGTATCCTTACGGTTAACACTTTCTGTAATTACACGTACTTCACGGTTTTTTGACTCAACTAGAGCTTCTTTTTCCGCAATTACTTTTTTGCTTTCAGCTAAATCAGCTTTAACAGCTGAAATAGTTTGATGCAATTTAGCAATTTCTTTGTTCTCATTTAAATGAGTTACTGAGAATTCGCTAGCAAATGCTTCGAATAAGCGACGACCAAACATATTCTCACGAGCAGCTTGGATGTCTTCTTTTAATTGGGTCAGTTCTGTGCCTAGATTTTGTGCTACTGATTCTTTAACAAGTTTAGCTGAACGTGCAACAAAAGCTTCTTGTAGTTTAGCTAATTTTTGTTTAGCTTCTGCTACTAGTTTAACTTTAGTTTCAACGACTGCTTTTTTGTCAAGATCGAACTCTTTGATTTCTTCAGCTAACGCTTTGATAACAAATTTTTCTAACTTAGCAGTTGCTTCGTTTTGAACTTTGCGATCTGTGCGTAATTCTTTGATTTCTTCAGCTAATTTATTAACTAAA